TCACCCGCGCCGACTTCGACACGGCCGGCAAGGTCCGGGCAAAGATCTGGTACGGACCGGACCGCGACGCCGAGTGGTTCGAGCTGGCCGATCGGGGCCTGGTCGCCTCTTCGGCTCCGGCGCCGAACGTCGCGAAGTTCGGCGGGCCCGCCGAAGCGGCGCCGGACGACTTCTCGGTCCGGAGCCAGCGCGGAGCGGAGGCCCTGAAGCTCTGCGACCGGCTGGCCGAGCTGGGCGTCCCCGAGGAGGTCCTCGCGCCGGTCCGGGCACCCTTCCTCCCGTTCTAACGGGCGAGACACGGGCGTTCACCGGCGCTCCGTCTCCCCGCTGGGCCCCGGGGCTCTTGCCTCGGGGCCTTTCCCATGCTAGGATCTCCTCGGGAGGGGCCATGTCCGAGGAGACCCCAGACCGTCGAATTCCGTACCGAGAGACCGTAGTGCTGCGCGGCCCGGTCCGCGGCGGCGAGCTGCACGCCGCGCACCCGGACGTCGTGGCGTTCATTCTGCGCCACCCCACGGATCGCCAGGCCCCCGTCTGCTACGTCCGGGGTCGTGGTCCGGAGATGGCCGACGACGAGGGCCGGTCGGTGTTCCTCCAGGAGGAACTGATCGAGCCCGACCTCTCGAACGTGGTCGAGGAGTTCCGGCGGAGGCGACGTTGAACGAAGAGCTGCGTCGATCCGTCCAAGGGGCCGCGTCCGAGGCCGTCAGCATCATCTTGTCCTCGTGCTCGGCGCAGCACCTGGCCGCGCAGGAGCGGGCGGCGGCCGACAGCGTGGCCGAGGCCCTGGTTCGGTGGAACCAGGGAAGGCTGGACAACGAACAGGTCGCGGAGATCTCCTCGGCCTGCAACGACATCCTAGAGGCCGTGCGTGTACGGCGGAAAGAGCTGAGGGGAGCATGATCGGTCTCGCGTTCGCCGGGGAGCCTGTCCAGTCCGCCGCCCAACCGTCCGAGCTGGAGGCCGTGCTGCTGTGGGTCGACGCGCTCACCGCTCGCGGCTGGGTGGGCGTCGTGGCGCTGGGCCTTCTCCTCGGATTCACCAGCTTCGTCCTGTGGCTTCGGCAGCGCGGACAACTTCAGCGCGAGACCTCGGCCGTGACGTCCGCGATCCGCGCGGCGCGGGACGAGTGGCGGGACAAGCGCCGCCCGACGGAGGACGCTTGACGTGCCAGCAGTGGTCCGGAAGCGGGGCGACGAGTGGGTCGTCCTCTCGCACGAAGGAGAGGGGGCCCAGGTCCTAGGCCGGTTCAAGGACGAGGCGCGGGCGAAGACTCAGGCGCGCGCCGTGAATGCTTCGCTCCACGCGAAAGGGAAGATACGTTGAGCGAGCACGCCTCCTCCCTGCCTGCGGCCACCGAAGGCGCGACTCTCTCCTGGATCGACCTCGTCCGGGACTACGACCCCGGCGCGGCCTTCCGGGAGATCGAGCGCGGCGCCATCGACGCCTGGCTGACTTCCCACCAGAAGGTCGCGATCCCGTTCGACGACGATCGGAAGCTCCGGTTCCTTCGCCACTACGCTGCGACGGGCCGAAAGGCCGAGGCGGCCTTCGTGGCAGGAATCTCCCCGACGACCGTCTCCTCGCACGCGAAGAAGGACCCGGAGGGGTTCGGCGCCGCGGTAGACCGCGCCGTCCAGTTCTTCCGCGAGGTCGTGATCGACCGCGCCGCGCACAAGTTCGCGATCGAGGGCTGGGAAGAGCCGGTCTTCTACAAGGGCGAGCAGTGCGGGTCGATCTGGAAGTTCTGCCCGCGCACGTTCGAGCTGTACGCGAAGCGGATGCACCCCGACTATCGGGAGCGGAACCAGCTCGACGTCTCGATCTCCGGCGGCGTGCTGGTCGTGCCTGCCTCGTGTTCGTCCACGGAGGAGTGGCTCGCGGCGGCGCAGGCCGTCGAGGCGAAGCACGAAGTCCTGGACGAGCATCGGCCCGACGCGGTAAGATAGGAACGTCCTCGCCCCCGGGAGAACGAACCGATGAAGACCGCGCCCTACCCGCGACCGGACAAGTACGACCTGTTTCGCACGTGGCACAGCCTGGGAGACCCGGAGCACGTCGCGGTATCTCAGCCGCTGCATCAGCTCCTGACCAGCGAGGACCAGGACGGAATCTATCGCTCGTGGACCCTCCGCAGGTCCACGTTCTGCGTCGACGACGACGCCCGCGTGCCAGGACCCTACTGTCTCCGAGACGCCTACAAGCAGATCACGGTCCCGGTCTGCCGCGGTCCGCTCCTCTACGAGTTGGAGATTGCGACCGATTCCTGCTGCGTGACCCCGCCGGCTCCTCGCGACCACAAGACCCCGGACGGGAAGATCCGCGTCGAGTTCGTCCCCTACGAGCTGATGGAGCAGGCCGGCTGCGCGATGACCTACGGCGTGGAGAAGCACGGACGCGCGCGCTCGTGGGAAGACAACACGGACCCCGACGGCTGGCTGATGTACGTCGGCGCGGCGATGCGGCACCTCGGCAAGTATTTGCGGAGCCGTCTCGACGGCGGTGACGGGCGCGACTCCGAGTCGGGCCTCTCGCACCTGGCGGGTCTGGCGGCGTCCGTGTCCATCCTCTGCCGGATGGAGGCGAAGCGAGACAATCTGCCGACGACGTGGAAAGCTCCGACGAAGGTACCGCGCACATGAGGGGCGTCGTGCTCCAAAGGCTCCAGGTCGCCGCGACCACGGTCATCGGCCTCGCCTTTCTCGCGCTGGCCGGAGTTTACTCCGTCCGGTACTACTGGCCGATGGAGGTCGAGCCTGCGGATCCGTCGGCCTCAGTCATCTCCGTCTACTACCAGGGGGAGTTCGTCGGTTCGGGCGTGGTCGTGGGAGAAGACGGCGGAGAGTTCCTCGTCCTCACCGCGTGGCACGTTCTCCCCGCGGACTCGACCTCGCTCGGTGGTTTCTATGTGGTCCGCGCCGACTCCACCCGGGACCTCGCGCTCCTGTCCGTCCCTGGACGCGCGGAGGCTCTCCGGGTGGGGGAGTCGCCCCGGCTCGGTCAGAGGATCCGGATATTCGCCCATTATGAGGACGTCGCCGCGACTACTCAGGGCGTGATCTCGAACCCTGAGCTGGGCTGGGTCGACGCCCCGATCCTCGCGGGGATGTCCGGGGGAGCGGTCGTGGACGACTCCGGAGACCTGGTTGGAATCGTCCTCGGCGTCTTCGGAGACGACTGCGGCCTCCTTGGGGAGACTGCCACGTCGTCCGAGGTGGACGACTTCTTGTCGGGCCGGTGACATGGCTGCGACGCGCGAGGTCCGCTATGCCTTCGACGTAGAGAACGGGGACATGGTCCCGTTCCTCCACAAGGCCGACGGGACCCGGGAGCGCGCAAAGTGGGCCCCGCTTCCAGGCTCCCAGGAACTCTTCCTCAAAGTACCAGAGCGCGAGATCTTCGAAGTCCTCCTGGAGGGCAACCGAGGGGGCGGAAAGACCTCCGTTCTGATCGCCTCGTTTCTGAAGCACGTCGGACAGGGTCACGGGAAGGCGTGGCGCGGCATGATCCTCCGCCGCGAGTTCGACGACCTGAAGGACGTCTGGAAGAAGTGCGAAGAGATCATCCCGGTCGTCTTCCCTGACGCGAAGCCGAACTTCACCGACAAGAGCTGGGAGTTCCGGGACGGGGAATACCTCCTGCTCCGCTACGCGAAGAAGCCCGAGGACTTCGCCGGGTGGAAGGGCCAGGAGTGGCCGTTCGTGGGATGGGAGGAGCTGACCGAACAGCCTGACGACGTCCTCTACCGGCTGTTCATGTCGATCTGTCGGTGCTCGAAGGCCGGGGTCCCGGCCGCGTACCGATCCACCACGAACCCGTACGGACCCGGCCACGGGTGGGTTAAGGACCGGTTCCGGCTGCCGCTGCGCCACGGGCAGGTCCTGCGGGTGATCGAGGGCGAGGTCGAGGAGGTGGAGAACGAGCAGGGCCTACCGGTCAAGATCAAGCGCCCAAACCGGGCCGTCATCCACTCCGATCTGCGAGAGAACGTCGTCCTGATGCACGCCCAGCCCGACTACATCGGGCGCATTCTGGAGGCGGCGCGCAACGAAGAGGAGCGCAAGGCATGGCTCTTCGGGGCGTGGGACATCGTAGCCGGAGGAATGTTCACCGACGTCTGGCACCAGGGCCGCTATGCGGCAGTCCCCGAGTTCTCCCCGGCCGAAGTGCCGAAGGGGTGGAGGATCGACCGGGCCTACGACCACGGTCAGAGCAGGCCCTTCGCCTATGGGCTCTGGGCCGAGTCCGACGGTACTCCGATCGTGCGGGGCGGGCACCGCTACGGCACGGTGCCTGGCGACCTGTTCCTGCTCCGGGAGTGGTACGGGTGGAACGGTGCGCGCAACGTCGGACTGCGTCTGCCTTCGGCGAAGATCGCGGAGGGGATCCTGGCCCGAGAGAAGGCGTGGGGCTTCTCGGACCGGGTCCGGGTGGGCGTGGCCGACGACGAGATCTTCAGCACCAAGGACGGCCCCGTCACCCCGGCTAGTAAGATGGCCGAGGCTGGTGTAAGATGGTTTCGGGCGGAGAAGAGCGTGGGGAGGAAGCGTGGGTGGGACGTCCTCCGGGACCGTCTGGAAGCGTGCGTCCCGGACAAGGAGGGCTTCCGGGAGAAGCCGGGCCTCTTCG